CCTCTTGACCCTTATAGCCGGCATACGCTGACAAACCACCGACTACAGGGCCAATAACATCAGACAAACCAATATCGAACATACCCATCGCGGCATCGAAATAGTCCATTAGAAATGGTCAATCAAACCAGGAACACTAAACATCGGCATCGGTCGCGCCATCTTAACATCAAACAAACCATCGAACAGCAACTGCTGACCATTCGCACCACTACCGACAGCCAAAATACGAGACACAGGAGGCGTATCCTGCACAAACGTAGAATTCAACGTCGGAACAGACGTGAATTTTTGGGCCAAGTGCCAAGGATCGATAGTTCCTGCCGATGTAGAACGGAACAAACCGGTAATCTTCGACTGTCCATAGCGATACTCTCCCCATCGCTCTTGGTAGCCAAAAACATCATTATCCGACGCAGAACCGTCACAATAAATCTCCTTATTAAGAACCGCCTGTTCGCCAAGCATAGCGAACGCCGGAAAATAAAAATCATATCGAGTAGAACGCGACCACATACGATGCAAACCTTGCTGATACGTCAAATCAGCACGACAGGCAACAAGGCCAATAATCATCCCATGCTCAGTAGCAGAATAAGTAAAACCATTCCGATTGCTGACATAAGTACCCATAGCAGCCAAATTACCCTGCGGGGTAGACCCACCAGTAACATTTGTAGCCGATGTCTGAGCGATAGGAGCAATATTAATAGGCGTAGAACCACCTCCCAAATACTCAGGACGCTGTAAACGCATATCAGGACTAACAACGCCAAAATGCGCCCGAACAATCTCCGTATAACGTGTCCCACCACGAGCATCCCTTTCAAGTAACTTCTGAATCTGAAAGGATTGGCGCAACTGATTAATAGTAGCAGCAGTCGCGGCAGTCAAATCAGCATACAAAGCACCAGTACCCTGAGCATTAGATTCCATAAAAACACGGCCACCTGTAGCCGAGTCAACAGAACGCATAGCCTTAAGAGAACCACCCGAAGAATTAAGAATATTGACGAAATTATTACCCGACGCAGAACCGTCGAACGTCATATTCTTACCATAAATAGGCGCATCAGTACCCAAAGGAATAGTTACAGCAGTGCCACCCTTCTGAGGCCAAGGGAGAGCCGAAGTAAAATAGTCCTTACGCTTGCCACGACGAAGCAATACATAATCGGAGACGGTGTCGGGACCATCACCACGATCAACAACAACGCTATTCTGCATATTCTCATCACGGAACCACTCATTCCAAATCAGATTATAAGCACGCGTGAACAACGCATTATGTGACACAATAGCACCAGTCGCCACCTGCCCAACGGTAGGCAAACCCATATAGTCCTGCAAAGAACCTACAGCATAACCATTCGCAGGCGAAACTTGCTGGGGAATAGTATAAGAAATCGAATCAGAGGGATTGGCTTGCTCCCCCATAAACTTTTTCCAGTTGTCCCAAACCAACCGATTAGGGACAAAGAAAAAGAAAGTATCAAGATGCAAATTATCCAAAATCGGAAACAACGGCGTAGCCAAACGACCAAACGCCGTCATATTAAGATTAATAGTGTCACCCGGCAAAACCTCATCGACATACACCGGAACAAGATACCCAGTATCAAACGCAGTCTTATGCGACATCATACGATTAAAGTGCGAACGCGGAATATCCGCATCAGGAATCATCGCAAACTGATGTTGCGACGCAGATTTATTTCGAAACATATTAGTTCACCTCAATAACTTGAGAGCCTTTAATCAACAAACGAGGCTGCGGCTCACAAATAAAAGCGCCGACCTCGTCATCAAAGACACCAACAAAATACAAATCAAAATCTTCCGGGTGCTTATTTAGCTCATTATCAGCACCGGAACGGTTAACCTCATCAGTAAACGACCGAATCGCAGTCCCTTCGGTCTGCGTAAAAACAGGGCGAGAAAAACACTGAGCAGCACGATCATGAATCGAAACAATTACTTGTTTCATACTTTATTCCTCTGTTTTAAAGTTAACCGAGCATTAGTTACAACCTCTTTAGCCTGTAACCTCTGCCAAGTATTATCAAACGCAGCTTGCGCTGCAGCCAGCTCACGATCAGCTTTAAGCTGATCAAAAGCATCAGGGTCTACCTTCTCGAACTTCTTATCGTAAAAACGAGGAGGCTTAGACTTCTTACCAGAAACAACCACATAATCATTAGGATAAATATCACTCATATACTTATCCAAAAACAACGCCCCAATTCCGGGCTTCAAAGACATTTTATTAAACTCAGGGACAAGCTGATAAATTTCACCAGTATCGGGATCAACCTTCCGATAATGATCATCAGCCATTGAACCAGTAACCTTTTTCATAACATACCGCGCTGTATAAGCAGCAGTATCAAACGTCAACTCTGCGATAGTCGAAAAACCAAAAGGCCATAAAAATTCAAGAGTAGGAGATCGATATAGTTTATGTCCGTTATTATTACTCCATAACTTACGATCAGCACTAAAATCGATACCAAAAAGACACGCATGATAATGCGGCCTATCGAGCTCTTCACCATACTCTCCACACATATAAAACCTAACACCTTTCCCAAAATGTTTGCGCAACCGCTTCATGAAGCGCTGAAAATCGGGGTAATGGAGAGATCCACTCTCAGGTAAATGCTCAGGACTATAAGTAAGAGTAACGAAACAATTAGCAGCATGAGATCGCGACTCGTGTACGCACCTCGTGGCCCACTGCCGCGAACGCTCCAAGCGGCAGCCAATACAACGACCACAAGGCAAATCAAGACGACGACCATCATTAGACTTAGCCTCCCAAAAAACTATAGAACCGTCAGGGCGCTGCCATGCTTCTAATGGATGATAACACGGCACATCAAAGACGCCAACCACCGCGCTGGGGCGCCCCACGCAGATTAACCTGCTTGGTATGCCCAACATTACGACGAAACTTCGAAGCAGAACGCCGCTTCGAGACAGACCTCCGAATTACTCGCATAGTATGCTCCTTGTGTTGGTGTCACCTAGCACACTTACATCTAGTAGAGAACGTGTGCTAGGCGGACTTTACAGCTACTTTTGAACGCTGTCAACTGACGCGCCCGTCGGGCTTGTCTCCTCGACCTTTGAAAGCGCCACAGGCGCTTCCAAAGCTCCGAGGTCTCCCTTACCGTTGGTAAGACCCAGTTTCTCCGCCTCAGCCGCATTAGCAGGGTCAGAAACGAAATCCACAAAAGCTCCAGCATCATTGCCAAACCTAGCGCGAACATCAGCCGGCATCTGCATAAACGCAGAGTCGGCAGCTCGAACCAAATTCATAGCAGAATGGTAATCGTAAACCTGAGTGAAATCACCATAACGCGGAACATTAACACCTTGAGGAATCTCCCCAGTCAAATTGAAGCGCTTAACAATGGTATTGATGTCTGAATCTTCCCGAAATTGTTGCTGCGCAAGACTCGGATCAGTACACATCAAACCAGAATCATCCGAAGCCGCTTCACGATCATAATTATACGGGGTACGCAAAAAAGGGATATTCATAAACTACTCCGTTAAACGTTTAACTTTACCAGCAGACGAAGCGGCACGACCAACAACGGCAGAACCGCGCTCTAAATAACGAATATTCTGACCCATCTTACTAGACTCAAAAGCCGCCTCATTCAAAGCGGCAGGAATCTCAAGACCCAACAACTTAGCCTGATGCTGCAACTTAGCAGCTTGCTCAACAGCTTGTCGAATAAGAGATTCCTTCTGACCACCTAAAATCTCCTTCTCATAAATCTTAATCGCCGCAGCATTCCACTCACCATCACGCGCAATAAACGCGCGCTCGCGATTAACATCAACCCACGCTTGCATCTCCTGCTTAATCTTATCAGCTTGCGCTGTCAAATGACCAGCCGACGCAGTCGTGGAACCAACTTGAGCCTCAACCAACGCTTTTTCGGCGACAGTCTTTTCAGTCTGCGCACGCAAAAGCGAATTCTGCTCACGCATATTCTGAGCAGCCATCGCAGCAGAAGCCGCGCCAACAGCCGCGGCATTCTTATTACCCATGACAGCAGTAGAACCCGCAGGGGTAGAAGCACCCCCCTGCGAATAAGCTAACATAGGATTCAAACCAGCAGCAGCCATATCCTTAACAGCTCGCTGATAAGACGTATTACTCATGCGCTCCTGAAAATCCATCTGGGCTTGCGACATAGCCCTATTCGCACTATTAGCATCCTCTTGACCCTTATAGCCGGCATACGCTGACAAACCACCGACTACAGGGCCAATAACATCAGACAAACCAATATCGAACATACCCATCGCGGCATCGA